AACTGAAGCGTAGCTTTCCACAACGATCCTTTCCGAGCTACCGTTTGGACTGAGTTAGTCAACGGGCTCTGAAACGTCCTAGTGTTCGTTACCAGCTCAAAAGTGTTTGAGGATGGGGTTATGCTTGGGAATGTGTAAGTCGTCATTAACCGAACCTTCTGCGCCGCATGAGATCTTGTATGCTGAGTATCGTTTGTTGCGAAGTCTGCTGCATTGCTGCGCGGATCTTCATATCTACATCTGCCCCAGCGCCAGTTGCGTCGATGTTATTAATGACAGTGATCCCGCCAGACTGACCTTTGGTGTGGTCAATGACGGTTTCGTTTGGATGTAGCAAATGCATTTGACCACCTTTACCGTCAAGACCGCCAGCCCTAGCTCCGCGACCTGTAAAACCACCGCCTTCAAACGACTGTGCGCGAATCTGTGCAACTTGACCTAATCCAGCAGCAACTTGAGCGCCAGCCATCACAAAAGATAGTGGTGGCGGGTAACTTGACATCGCAAGCGTAGCGCCTTGATAAGTCTGCATGATTGCTTGTGCTATCTGAAAGGCTTTGTTTAATTGAAACAGCTTTTTGTTATTGGACGCGATTCCTGAAAACTGATTGCTCAATTCACCTAATACATGGCTTGTCTGAGCCGTTGCAGATTGCATTTCAAATTCTTTGCGCTTCTTTGCTCCTGCTGCTGCTTGTTCTTGGAAGAATGTCAGTTTCTCTAGCAAAGCGCCGCCATTCTCATTTACATCATCAAACATTACTTTTGCAGGTGAATTATTGGCAATTTCTTCAGCCATCCTTCTGCTTGACGCAACGATCTCGTCAAAGGTTGCTTGAATTCCTTCGGATGGCAATGGTTGTGACATCATCGCACTGACGTTATCAATAGCCGCCCCAATTGATTCCGTAAGGCCAGCAGACATTGCTGACATCTTTCCAGTATCAACCAAGTCCATACCGAAGACCGAAGCCATTTTGTTGTACTTGTCCATGATAAAAGTGAAAATAGGATCAATCCTATCTACAACAACTTTTGCCATTTCAAGCATTTTTACTTTAAGGCCAGCAAAACCTAATTGCAGGAAAAATATAGCATCTGCAAACTTGCCATACCCTGACAGCAAAGCGCTAACAACTCGTTCGCCTATGCTTCCGAAGTCTTCGTTGTCTAAAGCTGCTTGCCTGAAATTGTCAGCGACCGTCATAATTAACGGACTGAACGATGTTGCTAATTGATTGCCTAGACCCGTAAATACACTTTTGGCTCTAGTGACAGCATCGTTTGCTAGTTCAATCTTCGCAACATCAACCCTAGATATCGAGATACCTAGATGCTCTGCTTCTGCTGCCATCTCTTTTAGGTTGTCAGAACCTTCTCCGATCATATTTAGAACAGAAACACCACGCGCACCGAATAGCTCAGTTGCGATTCTTACCTTATCAGCCTGAGTTGTAACACCTTGCATCGCATCAGCGACTTGCAACATCTGCTGATCTAGCGGCAGTTTTTCTAATACGCCAGCACTCAGACCCAATTCAATCAAGGCATCCTTAGCCACGCCTGAACCATCAGCAGCATCAGAGACACCGACAGCAAGATTCTGTAGTGATTTTTCTAAGGTTTTATTCTCTACGCCTGCAAGGCTTGCAGCGTGTTGGAGTCCAGCAAGTTTCTCAGTCGCTATACCTAAACGATCAGAAGTCTTTGCAAGCGCGTCAACAGATTCCAATGATGCTTTGGTTAAAGCTACACCAGCAGCAATACCAGCAGCACCAAAAGCTGCGCCGATCTTTGCGATCTTGGTGACGGATGCACCGATTGACTTATTGAGACCGCCTAACTTCTTATTAAGCGAATTGAAAGCAGCAGCAGTCTTGTCATGCGCTGTTATCTGTAGTTTAACGTCCCGAGCCACGATTTTTCACCTCAAAGTATGCGATCCACCCCTGAAACTCGACCACGCCCATCTCTAAAATTTCTTCAACTGTCTTGTGAAGATGTTCTGCTAGTTGGTAGCAAAACAGTAGGGCATGATCGTCTGTCAGTTTTTTTCGAGATCCTCATCCTTGGGCTGCATTTCAGCAATTTCGCCAGCTACTCTGATCAGTACGTCAGGGTCAACTGATCGAACTATCTCGACCAGTTCCAGCTTCTTGAAACAAGGATCACCGTTGTCATCTACCAGATAATAGATCAGGGTCAATGCAAGACCTTCATCCATTTTATCGGAAGTCAGTTTGCTTTGGATCTCCATCTTCTTCTTGACGGATATCTGTGGCCGCACAAAATAACGCCCACCCCATTCTGGTATATCAATCGGATTAGGATCACTAGCCAAGACACCCTGATAGTGTTCCTTGGCTTTTTCTAAGATGCCCATTTAAACAGTTGACGCTGTTAAGGCACCTGATCCCTGAAACGTAATAGACGCTTCAACCATTCCGTCAAAAGACGCTGAACGACTTACGCCCGTGACAATGCAAGTTCCACTGTAATAAGTGTCCCCAGCAGTTTCGCCTTCTGGGTAGAACCCGATAGTGACGGAAGCACCAACCGTGAGTGCGCCTTGGCCTGAAGTATCAGTCTCATCCCAGTAAACATCAGCCGAACCAGTGAAAGATGTTAGCGTTGAAATAAAACTCCTAGCCGCATCAGTCATCACTGTATCTTCAACAGTGTCACCTGTCTCATCGATAGAAAAAGATCGAAGTTCAGCGACTGAATTAGCGCCTACTTTTACAACCCCATCTCTGCCTATATGTGTAGCCATTTTTAAGACTCCTTATCTTGAACAGTTTCAGCCTTTTTGGCTGCTTTCTTTTCTTTCGCTGGCTTCCAACCTTTAGCCAGCATTGATTCTACTTTAGACGGATGAGCAACAACCGTCAGCTTTCCATCTGGGCTTTTAAGTTCCATTTCTGGCTCCTATAAAGGTACGTCTGGACTATCTACAGCAGTCCGATATTGTACTAGATAAGTCATCGAGACAACAGCAATAGGCTGATCACCTTCGCCGCTATAACTTATTTCCGTACCTGATAAATAGCTGAATTTTGCAAGATCATTTAAAGTCTGATCTGCCGCCATCGCAATCTCAACTTCTTTTGCTATCGTGTCAACTTTGTCATCATAAACAGTTATATTCCTAACATAACCTTCAACCACTACCGATAGCTCTCGGTTTGTCACCAAAGACGGCCCCATGATGTCGGTCGCTGAATCTTCGCTTGTCGAATAAACCAACAAAGCTGGCATTGTATCCGCATTCAAAGGCCAAACCCTTGACTTATAAACCCTATCCCCTGTGGTAGTTAATCCCGTTACGTTTGATGCGATTCTATCCCTGATCTGTTGTCTTACATGGGTTGTCATTATTCAACCTCAACAAATTGTTCTGACAAATCAGTAACATTAATATTTTCACCGTTAAGAACGACAACGGTTGTCATTTCAGTCAGTGTTATTGCAACCAGTCCAGTATTGTCAGGTTGAACAGATGTAATTTTATAGCTTGCAGCGTCTTTAATAGTGTTTCCGCTAAGATCAACAATTGCTGCAAAGTCAAATTGATCACCATAAGACGAATTTCTTAAATCTTTCGCCTTTCCATAGATTACTGGTTGCGAACTATTGACCCCCATAGTGTCACCAGAAACCTCAAAATACTCTTGCTCCAAAATGACTTTAACAGTTATTTCCGAACCGCCTGATGGGGTATAGGTACAGGAAACCCCATGACCCAATACGTCAAAGTAACCATCAAAGTCTGAATCAAATTCTAAGCTCATCGCTTGGCGACTTTCTCAACTGCCTTCTTTGATAAAGGCTTTGGATCCATCTTAATTTCTTCAGCATGGCCTGAACTGATAAACTGTCGAGCTTCTGCTGTAGATAAAACAACCATATCCCCTGCGTTTCGCGGTACACCGTGAACATGGCAAGGCATCTTAATTACTAATTCCATAATAATCCCCATAAGATTGGGGGGCCGAAACCCCCCTTTCTCATTAGCTTGCAACGATGTCTTTGATTACTGAGAAAGACTCAGGATATCTAAGAGCAACGTCTAAGTCTTGGAAGAACGCGAGTCGCGTACCACCAGAAGTAGACAAGCTGCTTTGATCAACAACAACGTCAACACCTGACCAGAAACCGATCATGATCTGGCTGAAGTCGCCGTAGACCATTGCTGACAGGTTAGAGCCAGTGCCTTTGGTCAAGTCAGAAGGAACAACGGTGCTAGAAGCAACATTAGTCCCCAAGATTGACTGGTTGGCGTCCATAATGAAGTTGCCTTCAACGCCGCTAGCTTGCTTACCAGTAGTCCGTAAAGCCGCGATGACTTTAGGGTTGGTCAAGAAAGCAGAGCTATTGATGATAGCATTGTCTTCTTCGACAGCTTTCATCATCTCAACGACTTTAGCGTAGGTGATTGCAGCACCATTGGTACCCATAGCAACTACGTTAGTAGAGCCATTAGCAATGATCCCAGAAGGCCCGTTAGCAGCACCGCCTTCAATAGCAGCATCATCAATTCTTCGTGCGAAGGTGTTGATAATGTCGTTACGAAGAACTTGTTCTACAGATGGATCTGACTGCTGCATTAAGCGCCGTGATACGTCAACGTAGGCTGCGAGTGTCTTAGGAGACATCGTGACCTGTGCAAACGTAGCTGCACCTTCGCTTGGCGCTGAACCTTCAGCAACAAATGCTGAGTTGGTTACAGAAGCACTGAGCTTAGGAATAGCAACATCGCCTTTCAGACCTTGCATGATGCGAGCACCCAAAGAAGCTACAGTCAAACGACCATAAAGTGCTTCGATGAATTGATCAGCAAGATGATCAGTACCGACCAAGAAACCACCAGCAGAAGTTGGTGATTTAGTCTGGTCGCGCTGACCCCAGTTGATGTTGGCAGGAACGTAGAAACCACGAGCTTCTTTGCCAGAACGATGTGCGATCTCATCAGAGATTTCACGCTCGTAACCAGCTTCTCGCCAGTCGCCAGATGAAGCAGCCTTGATAGCTCGGATCAAGCTATATTCACGCTGTTCACTTTTGGCTACGTCAACGACAGCAGCAGGAGTTTCTAA